TAGGTCGAAAGAAACCGACACGCCATCGCCTACGGTTTCGGCGTATTTGCCGACCTTCTTTTCGTGCTGGTTGTCGTTGTCGCGGAACAGTTCATCAAGACGACGGAGAAGACGCGCCCAGTCGCCGTCATAGGGCTTGTTGCGGTCTTCAATCGGTCGTGGTAGGCGGGGGTCTATTGCCATTGCACCGACTTCCCGCCAGCTTGGCTAGTGCCAGCCACTTCGGCCTTGACCGTTATTCCGATCAGCGACGTTTTCGGGTTCAGGTTGCCAATTGCAAACGCGAACGACTTGGCGGAAATGCTGCGGCTACCGTTCTGCGATACATCAAACTGAAACGTGTTTGCGTTCCATGTGCCGGTGTTCAGCGTCAGCGCAGTTGACTCTGTTTTGTTGACTGCTTCGCCGCTGACTTGCGACGACATAATGGAAAGCGTAGGCGTGCCGACAATTGCCGGATAAGACGATGCCGTTGCAATAGGCATGAAGCCCATAGATAGCGACATCGGCGTTGAGGAATTCAAGGCAACAGGGTCAATCGTTTCCGAGAACGTCAGCACAACACCTGTAACTTTGGCCTTTTCTTTGCTGCTACGGAAAAACTCCGCCTTGCCCGCAAGGGATGTCGATTGCTGTAAATAGGCAACCTTGAATTTGTTGTTCCCGGCTTCGTAATTGGTGACGATGATTGCCAAGAAACCGCTTTGGGCAGCGTTTGAAAAGACCATCAACGATATGTCGTTGGTGATACCCGTGGCTTGGTAGCCAAAACGTCCCGTGACGATGTTTAACGACAGAATGGTTGTCGTTGTTCCAAGGCCGTTGAATTCGTTTGCGCCGTCTGTAAAGTAGAACCGTGTCCAGTAGATGTTTTCGCCATTGGTTGACGCCACCAGACCGCCCCGCTTCATGCGTGCATTCGTGGTCGTCGTAAACCCATAGTCGCTTGTCGATCCCTGAGCAATGACGACGTTTTTGAGAGCGCCGCTCAGTGCGGTAATTTGCGTCCCATCGAACGCGACAACTTCGCCGCCTCTGGTCGGGCTGATCCAGTACATGATGTTGTTGACAACGATGACTGAATCCGGCCATTCGCAGCCGTAGTAATCCGACACCTTCCGCTCTGCAAAGATCGGGCCGCCCGTGTCTTCAATTACATAGACGCCAGACCGCTTCAACACAACAACAAAGTCACGGAGCACGGCACAGGCCACCAGAGGCCCGCCATCGTCTTTGATGTCGTCTGTGTAGGCGGTTGAATCAATCGCTGCATCGAACTGCTCTGGATTGCCGATACCGCTGATCCAGTAGCGATAGTTGCTTGCCGCGTAAGGCGTCCCGCCCGATGTAAACGAGGCGACGTTGTTGATTCCAAACAATCGCTCGCCCCACGCGCAAATACGAGTCAGTTTTGGCGTGCTGGCAACGTCAGCAAACGCGCCCGTACTGCTCTTTTGCAGCAGATCAGCGCCGTTACAGGCGTAGATGTATTCGCGGTACTGAGCGAACGAAAAAGCGCCATTCGTATAGGCCACGCCACGGGAAATGTCCGTATTTCCGGGATAGCGGTAAATCTTGTTGGCAATCGTGAAGATCAGTTGTTGATCGCCACTTGTGTCGAAATACGAAAGGCCGCGAGGCGTGTAACCAAGCCCTGTTGTTTCGGTAATTTCTGTGTTGCTTGACACGAAAGCTGTTGGCAAATCGCCAGCGGTGTATCCAATGCGTGTTGGCACAAGCCCGTTGACCATAGTCAACGTCTCCGGCGTACAGGGATCGCCGGTGTTCTGCCATGTCAGCACTAGAACTGCCTTTCGTAAGCGTAAGAACGCAACGAAGAATCAACCGATTTGATAGGTGGAGCAGAAAAGCGATATTGAGAGGTCAAGCTGATAAGTCCGTCCATCGCTTCATCAAACAGCGCCTTTGCTCCTTGTGCTGCCTGGTAGTCACGAAGCAATCCGCACGCCTCAAGGCAAGCGCCGTACAAGTAAGCGTTTGGCGCGTTTTCCAGCAGCCAATTGCTTGTGTTGGACACTGACAGCGCCGGGAACTTGGCGACATAGACCAGCGTCGCGGTGTAGTTGCCGTCAGGGATTGGACGAAAGTAAAACTTTGGGGAAGTCCCGCCAGCGACCGCAAAGAAGCGCGGCACGTCCGGGGTGTCAGAAACCAATTGCAATTGCGGCAATGATTGCTGATCTAGCGGATGCGTCTGATCGAGGCGAAATGCAATCGCCTTGATGAAATCGCTGGGGACTGTTGCCGTTTCGGTGGAGGCGGTAATCGTTACGGTTGTGGATTTCTCCATTCCGATGATCCCGCCCCGCTTTGCGGCTTGCTGGTAGATACGAGCCTCCGCAAGCGCAATACATTCCGCATCACGATCTGTCAGATCAGCACGGCCAAGCCAGTTGGCTACGGCTGTCTTTAGTTCAGAGTAGGTTGTGATTGCCACCGAAACCCCTTACTAGCCGAGCAGTCGGCAGGCAAGGTCTGGATAGATCGCCTTGACACCGTACAGGATGTCAATACGAATCTGATCCTTGTCGTTCGTGAAGTCGTAATCCTTCAGCACGCGCACCGAAATGCCATTGCTTTGCTCACGAGCTTTGAACGCGACACCATCCGGCAATTCGAGCGGGACGGTAACGAGGCCAAACGCATTCTTGTGGAACGCCAGGTTGGCGGTGTGGTTTGCAACCACAGTGATCGCGGCATTGTCAGCCGGTACTGCGCTGATGTTCTGATACGGACCAGACGAAATCAGAGCAGGCGACACGGTGATGGTTGCCGGGCCGGTCGAAGCGCCGGAGTTTGCATCACTGACGACAGTAAACTGCATCAGGTCAGACGTTGCCAGCTTGCTTACCGGATTGACCGAGTACACACCAGCAATCGTGAACACGTCGCCAGCTTTGACAATACCCGTGGTCGAGTTCGTCCAGCCGTCCGTAATCAGATCGTAAGTGTTGGCGGTCAGTTGCGCCGAAGTCGGCGTGGTGTAGCTTTGCGATACGCCATTAATCAGCGGTGTACCAGTCGCCACGCCCTTGGTGTGGGTCGTGATGTTCTGATCCATGAAGATGTCAAACGCGGCGATGGAGCCTAGATAGCCCTTGCCGATGAAATCTTCAACACGCTTCTGGTTGTAGACGCCTTTCAGTCCATCAGCGAGCGACCAGTGAGCTTCCGGGTCAAGCACCAGTTTCCGCATATCCTGCGGAACTGCCATCTTGTCCAGTCGCTTTGCGGCTGCTGCGACACCTGCAAACGTGCTCGGAGTGGTGCCAGCAGTACCAACAGCATTCCAGACGTTTTTGTACAGAGCGGCGAGGTCGCTATCTACTTGGTTCGCCAGCGAGATCATCGCTGGTTGGATGTAGCGGTCGCTGTACTCTTCGATAGTCAGCGTCAGGTCTTGAGTGGTGAACGACCATGCAACGTGTTTGCGTTTGTTAATCACAAACGGCGTGCTGGATTCGGTCACGTCCTGAATTGACGCGGTTGCGCCATCCGTTACCGAGAATTTCACCGGTTTGCGGATGGATACGGTATCGCCCACCTTGACGAATTCCTTTTTGTATTCGCGGTGGACGTTGTTTGCGAGGACAAGGTTGTTCTCCAACTGCATCAGCGCTTCTTTTGCGATGACGCTCGGAGTAATCAGGGCGTTAGCCATTTTCAGTTACCTTTTTTTGGTGCGCCATGCCCGGTATTCGGAATAACTCATCTGCGCTGGGTCTTTCTTCACAGACTCAGATGAACCGATTTCACGAACAGGCGCCGGGGCGTTAGAAACCCTTGGCCCTGATGCGGTAATGCGTGCCGCTAAGGTGCCAAGCTCCATGACTGCTTGAGCCGGATGTGATTGAGCGATGCGCCACGCTTCCTGCGGATTGCTGGCGAGGTGATAGGCGATGTCGGCAAAGTTCGGTGACGCCACAAGCGCTTGCAAAACCGCCGGATTCACTCGTGTCAGGTCTGGCAACTGTGGGTTGTTGACCTTTTCCGAGAAATCGGGGTATTTCTGCGTAGCTTCCGCAACACGCGATTGCGTGAATTGGTTGTATTGCTCTTGTTGCGCACGTTGAATCTGTTGCTCAGGAGTCATCCCGAGTTGTTGCAACGTTGACTGAACCTGATGATTCGCCGTATCGGTTGCATGGCGCATAACCGCTGCCTGCCACTCCTCCACGCTGTTGAACTGGTCAACGCGAGGCGCAGTGGCGTAGGCTTGGTATTGCGCTAGTTCTCGCTTTTGCTGGAGAAGGTTTGCCTCGACCGCTTTTGCGTAGTCTTCGGCGATTTGCTTCTCGCGCTGGGCTTGGTTCGCTCGATACGTCAGCTCGTCGATGCGCTTTTGAACACCATCCTTTACTTTGGCGTTCTTCTGCTCATCGTTCTCAGGGGTAGCCGGTGCCTCTGAAAATTGTTCTGCGGCTGGTGCGGCGGATGCCGTAGATTGCGTTTCATCCGGCAAGGGAGTATCCGCAACCTTTTCAAGGTCGGTAGTCACTTCTGACATGGTTTCTCTCTGTGGAGCGCCCCGTTAGGCCAACGGGTAGGCGTAAAAAAACCGCCCGTAGGCGGTTCTTGCATCGCGGAATGCGACGAGTTAGATAAGCAGCAGAACCGCTATTGCGTTCTGGTTCTGCCGGAAAAGCCACTGCTCACGAACGGTTGCAAGCCATCGCTGTGCCTGTTCGCTGTTCGCGTCATAGATGTTCTGTAGCAACGTAGCGATCTGGTCGCTTTCGTTATGTGTCTCTGCTGCGTCAAATGCGGCTATGGCGCGATCTAGTGCGTCTACCTGCCATTGCAGCGCTGCTGCTTCTTTGATCGCTTCTGCGGCCTGTTCCTGCCGCCTGGTGATGCCTCTGCGTTCACGGTCTGTTGCGACGTTCGGACGTTTGACTGGCTGAAACGGGATGCCGCCGTTTATCAGGTCTACGGTCGGCGAAGCGCCATCCCAAAACGTAGTGTTGCTGTCCCACGTTGTAGCGCCGCCGTCCCATGTGGTGCCAGCCATTTACACCAAATCTGCCTCGGCAAACAGCGCATCCACTTCGGCGTCAGTCCAGCCGAACGCTTGCTGCACAATCGCCACCAGCGGGTGATC